ACTCAGTTGTACCAGTTCCCTTTATTTCATCTTCTATAATTTGGAAATTCCACATTCCATTAACCGCAGATGAAATACCATTTAAAATTTGATAAAGTGCATCTTTAATAAAAAAGTTAGGTGTTCCAAGTATACTATTGAAAAAGTCAAAGTTTACATATAAATCATCTAACTTACCCCACTTAAATTCCTCTTTGGTTACAGTAAGTCCTCCAGCGTTTGGTTTATATGATATTGATGTTTGTGATGGGAAATTTATCCCATTTATACTATTATCAACAGGAGAATCAATTGTTATTAAATCTTTAATTTTAGAATCCCAATTTAATAACCCTAATTTAAATTTTGGGGTATTTGGGTTAGGAATGAATAATTTATCAGGATTAGTGCTATAAATGTTTTTGAACGCAGAACAATAAGTTTCGTTGGTGATTACTTTAAATTTTATTATTTTTTTCTTATCACCACCCAAATAATATCCATCAACACCAATTTCGGATAAGATATCCATTGCTGCGGAGAATTTAATAAACTTCTGCTCTCCAACTATTTTAGTTCCTTTTGGAAAAACCACAGCTTTACCATCAACCAACATAGTTGACCTGGATAATGTGATACCAAAAATATCATTACCATCAGTTTCATCATTTATATTTTCAGATACCTCCGCATCAAAATTTATAAAATTATCAACAACTCCCAATCTGTCAATTAAGCCTTTAACTCTATCTGTTCTTCTTGTTTCTGGTAATAAGTTAAAACAAGTCATCCATCGTTGTCTACCTATATCGGTTTCATCACTTATATAATCGGTTCCATATACTTCAGCTGAATTAATTTTAGCTTCTTCGGCTTCAGTATCTTCACCAGTTTCAGTTGTTAACAAATATGATGGCAATTCCGTATATCCAGTACAGTTAACACTAATAGTCCATTTATCACCATCTAAAGCAACACCACCGCCTGTCATAAATCCTAAATAGTTATCATATTCACCGCCAGAACTTGCTCTTACTTTATTTGTATTTACAAACGATTGGAATTTAGATATTTCTGTTTTATTTAACGATTGTAATCCACCAGCACCTTTTGCGGTGTTCCATCCCCATTCAATAAAAATCGAATAACCCGGTTCCATAAAATATCTACATAGGGTTTCCATTTGTTCTTTGGAAAATGCAGTAATACTAAATGATGCTTTTCTGGATAAGTTTCCAGCACCCTCATCCACCTCTAAAGATGATATAATTGGAGAAGGTCTATATCCCTGCCCACTAGCCGAACCAATTGGTTTTCCACTCCAAGTTCTACCAACAGTTCCACTGGTTGCATCATTACCATATATACCCGTTCCCTTTGAACCAGCTGCTTTAAATAAGTTGTAATTTGGATTTGATAACAATACCATTCCACCTGGCCCAGTTCCAGAAGTTACCCTTACCCAACAATTCAACTTAGAAATCAATTCAGGATTTGATTTTCTTTCTGAGAATCGTTCGGTTACATGGTCAGCAATATTTGAAAAATGTGGAAATGACATAACATTTATGAATTAAAATTATTGTTTATTTCAATATAATTTTGAGGTATTCTTAGGATTGTTCCATCTTCCAATCCAAATGGAGCGTTGTGGATATTGTTAGCAGCTGCTATAATCCACCATAATGATGAATCTTCATAATACTGATAAGCAAGTGTATCTAATCTATCACCCGTTTCGGTAGCAACATAGATATCATCATCCCTTAATGGAATGTTTGGATAGATTTTAGAACGATATACAGTTCTACCATCATTAGTTACCTTTGTTTCATTATTTTCGTATCTACTTGCCATATCTTATGATGTTTGTGGAGTAAATGTGTAGAATTTTCTACCAGATGTTGCACTTTTACTTTCAACAAATTTAATAGTTACAGCAACATCAGTTATCATAGGTAATTTATATCCCTTCATATCTACATCGGTTGGAGTTTCATTACCCAATAACTTAACTGCTTTCTTTTCGTTTTTCAATTGGGTTTTTTCTTTATTCGAAATCTGCCAAGGAGTATTATCATCAAATGTATATGAAAGTGATTCAATAAATGAAAATTTTGATTTATATAAATCACCCAATGTGAACTTAATGAATGGTGGTTTTACAGCTGATGTATCATAATATCCTTGTGGATAAACTAAACCAGATAAAAAGTTTAATTTGTCCCAACCAACTTTGTGTTCGTATGCATCCAATGAAAATACTTTGAAATTAAATGAAACACTTCTTTCAATCCCACCATATGTGTAATAACTAAATGGTGAACCAATAAATTTAGCACTATCCCAAGTCGGTGAGAATGTTTCAGTCAATCCACTAATAGTTGCTCTAAATTGAACTGTTTTTCCCAAAACAACTGAATAGAATTTCAATGGAACAAAATCCATATCATCCAATTTATCAGTAGTGTTAGATTCTCCACTAAATACACCTTCTCTGTTGATTCTATCGGATGTGGTAACCATTCCAAATTTGGTTTCCATAAATTCGTCTCTACTATATTCAAATGCCTCCCCATTCTTACTGAATTTAGGAATTCTATCAGGTTCTGATGTGAAAACAATTGGAGTTAAATCTAATTGTTGTTTTAAGGATAAATCTCGTCTTTCTTCAGCCGTTTCGGCTTGTGGTTTTACAACTGATGAATAAGTTAAGCCACCCACACCAACTTCAGGGTTATTACCAACAGGTCCTAAAACTGTCCCATCGGTTTTAAATCCATAATCTACATAATATCTACCAAACCAATCAGAACTTGTTTTAGTGAATCCACTTACCGAACCATCAATCAAAACATTACCTTTGATTTCTAATCCACTTCGTTTACCATCACCAAATAGTTTTTTTCTAATTGCCTGTTTGCCCAATTTAATAGCACCACCTAATGCTTGCTTACCTAATGTTTTTAAGTTACCACCACCAGTTTGCTTTAATAATTGTCCCAATAAAGAACCAGCTGCAGAATCTTTGATTTTACCCAACTGAATCATTCTCAAATGAGGTAAATCTGGATTGTATTCTAATTTATTTGATAATTTACTTACTACATAGGTTGGTGTTGCTAATGTTGGTAATCCCAATTTAGATTTAACACTATTAACCGCAGATAAAGCTTTTCCACCCAATGAACCCATATCAGATAGTTCACCAGAAGTTACCAACTTCATTTGAGAAAGAGCTTCAGTAGTTCTTAGTGTTATTCTTGGTAATTCAGTTCCATAGATAAATGGAATAGAACCTGCTCTAATGATTCGTAATCCAGTTACTTCCTCTTCTAAGAAAGATTCACTACCTCTTATACCAAACAATGCTCTAGCACCCTTAGCAGGTAACATACCAACAGTACTAACCAAAGGGTCAGCAGATGATATACGGATTTTCTTACTATTCCTAATATCATAAGCTTCCTCAGCGGTTTGTCCCCCCTGAGATGCTAACTGTCTACTTCTAAATAATTCTTCTAATGTTGGCATATCTTAAATTGCGTATGAATTACTTCCCACTTTACCCACTACTTTGGATATAACGGCTGTAACTTTCTGTCCATCCATATAAACCCCAACTTTACCATCATTAAGGTCAGCTCGTAAACCTCTTATTTCTTCTAACAATGCGGTATCACCACCACCTTCTTCTCCACCACCAAACATAGAATCCAATCCACTTGAAATTGCTCCAACTGTGCCTAATGCCATTAGACCAGGTGCCGCAAGAACTCCAGCTACACCCAATGCTACCAATGATGCGGATAACCCTAATATAGAATATGATAATAATGCGATAGCTGGGATGAGTAATACCAATCCACCTATTGTGGTTGCTACGGACATCAATTGTGGCATTAAGGTTCCTATACCACTTGCCATCATCTCAAATCCAGTTCCGATTGCTTGTAAAGCGTTTCCTAATACTAATACCGATGCTGCTATTACTAACATTGCCGCTGCTCCAGCTAATATTGCCACAGCACCAACACCACTAGTCATAATCGCACCTAATAGAGCAACTGCTCCAACTAAGGCTAACATTGATACAACAGCCATTCCAACTGCTTCCCAACTAACCTTCATAAATTCTTGTACTGCTTTTCCGAATACGAATACTGCACCAGCTACAATTACTAATGCCGCGGCTCCCTTCAGAACTGCATTCATATTGATTTTGGACATGGAATCCATCATTCCACCTTTTTTGGCTGGATTTGCTGAATCACTTATTTGGGTTGTAGCTCCACCACCTAATTTAGATGCCAATGAATCTTTGGCCTTTTTACCACCAAATCCAGCTGAAATTTGTTTATCGGATAATCCACTCTTTCGTGCTTTTGAAAGTGCATCCATTCCAAATAATGATTTGAACTTCTCACCAATACCACCAACGATACCTTTCATAGAAGTTCCAATACCTTTTACATTGAATCCCATTTGTCCAGCCGCAACAGCTGCTGAACCCAATCCTTGTAGTAATCCAAATGCTTGCTCACCAACCCCTTTAAGGGTTTCTTTCATTTGTTCGTATTGTGATAATTGAATCTGGCCGTTTTTATCCAACTTATCAGCATTTGCTGCCATCTTTTGGAATTCTTCTACGGATACACCCAATAATTCTGCGGTTTTCTTTTTAGAGAAGTAATCCATTTTGTTGAATTCTTCAATACCACCCAATGCGGAAAGTGTTTCTCTTACTGAACCACCAATATCACCTTCGTATGCCAATGCTCTAGCTCTATCTAAGTTGATATTTCTACCCAACATTGCGCCCAACTCTAATTCTGCGTTGATTGATGATTCGAAATCTAATAGGTTATCAGTAATACCACTAAGGGTTTTCATACTAACACCTAACTTACCAGCAGCAACAGCAGCTTCAGCTATGTTCTTACCACCATCTTTACCATAGAGTGCAAACTCTTCAGCAGATGCGGCTACATCAGCCATTACATCAGCAGGAACTAATCCGTTTGCTTGTGCTAAGTTTCGGGTTGATACAATAAGATTTTCTGCGGTTTCAGCTGAACCTTCGTTTAAACGAGCAAATGAACCAACCATAGATGCAACCTCACCAGTTCCAACACCTAAGTTTTTAGCCATTACATTGGTATTCAACTGAGTTTTTAGGGATACATCATTTAATCCACCAAATTCCTTTGAAAGAGATTTTGTAGTTCCAACTGCATCTTCAAATACTGTCCCAAATAATGTTGTGGAAATGTTAGATGAAGAGCGCAATGAACCACCTAATTGTCTTGAGGTTTCTAATAATTTTTTACCAGCAGCACCTGCTCCGATTAACGCACCACCCAATACACCACCAACAGTTGATGTAAGTAATGATGCAGTTTCTAATATACCACCAATGGTATCTTTTATACCATCATATACATCTTTTTGTTTTTGAAGAAAATCTTTTTGTTTGAGTGTTAACTGAGAGTGTGTCTTAGCTAATTGATTTTGCTGAATAAGATTATCAACAATGTGTTGATTTTCTAAAGAAATACCCTTTAATATTTCCTTCTGCATATCATATTCAGCCAATAATGCAGCTTGTTGTAGAGTTTCTTCTCTACTTAATTGAGCCAATTCTCTATTGATTTCAGCACTTCTACTTATAGCTGCTTCTTGCTGTGCAGTTAATCCTTTTGCCTGAAATTGAGCTGATATTCGTTCTCTATCTTTTTTAACTAAATCATCATAGATAGAACCCATTGATTTTAACGAAGATTCTTCTGCCGCAAATCCTTTTATTCTTTCTAAGTTGACCTGTTTAAGTTCGTTTGCAAGTTTTTTTATCTCTTGCTTTTCTCTGACGGAGGCTTTGATTCGTTCTTCGACAAGCATGTTTTGAGATGCCTCAATACGCTCTAAGCGTTTTTGAGCCGCCTCAATATCCTTTAAAACTTCTAACCTGCCTCTATCGTCAGCCATTATGATTTATTATTTTTTAGATATTCTAGCCAAAATAGCATCTAATTCTTCTTTATCCTTCTGAATCCTAGCCATTACATCAGTTAATTCCTGTGGAACTCCTGCTTTTTTTGCTTTATCCAACATTCGGTTAGATGCATTTTTAGATAAACCATCAAAGAATGCGTCCGAAAACCTTTTGGCTGCGGAAAACAATCCCTCATTTGTAGTTTCTTTTTTCATAGTGAATTTCTCCTATTTATACTTCTATAAATATAGGAATAAAAAAAAGTGAAGATTATCGTCTAACCTTCACTTTTGATTTTTGTTCCATCTTCTTATACTCTTCAGATTCTTTTTTCTTCAAATCAACCAACTTCTTAAAGTAGAACTTTCTCCATTGGATTGGCATGAAGTAAACATCTCGCCAAGTAAATCCATTACCAAAGTTAACCAACTCCCAAATTTGATTGTGAAGTTGGATACTATAATCATTCGGTAGGGTAAAAAAAGCTAATCCCAAATGGGATATCTAGCGCCTCCGTCTCGCCAGTCAATTCCGAAGTAAATTCGAAAGTTAAATCCATATCAGGACTCAATTCTTTTACATACTTTCTAAATGCTTTGGTATCCATAGCCAAAAATGAGTTTTGAACCCACTTTGTGATAAATCCTCTATCTGAATTACCGTCAACCGATTGAATCATATATTTCAAACGAGTGGTTACATCAAATGTAGAATCACCTTTACCTTTATATAATCTAGCCAAAGCTTGATTCTCTTTGGTGATTTCAGCTTCATCACCATGTGTAAGAAGTTTAAACTCCAATTCCACACCACTCTTTGGTAATTTAAATTTGTAACGATTATCACCATTTAAAACAGATTCATTAAAATCTTTGGTTTTTACCTTAGATAAATCAACTGTTACATTTTGAGGTTCTAATGTGAATGGGTCAGTTACTTCAACTTGATAATCAGCACCATAACCCAATACTCTGGTTGCCAATAAGATTGCGTTTTTATCTCCAATGAAAATATCATTAATATTCACACCAGGTTCAACAACAACTGATTCAAAAAGTTTATCTAAAACTACTCCCTTTTTAATAAGAGATTGAGAAGCAAGAATATCTTCTTCTCTTGCTGTCATATATTTAATTTCAATATTACCCTTTCTGAGAGGATGATTTTCTGGGTAAACCAATCCTTTGGATGGTAAATCGATAATTTCCGTTGGGAAATCGAACTTTGTATCGCTCATAATTAACCTTTATTTATTTGTATATAAATATATAATTTTAAAAAAGTTGAAAAAAAAAAGGTTCTCACATAGAGAACCTTCTTTTCAATATATAGTAAGTTAATTACTTTTAGAATTCCAATACAGCGTAATCGTATGCTAAAGTCAATTCGATATCAGCTGGGTCATTAGAGGAGAAATCTAAATCGTTGAAGTTAGCTGATACAATGAATGCACCTTTTAATTTCCATTGTTCGATTTTATCACCAACAGGACCTAACATATAGAAATCGATATCTTTTTTGTAGAAATCAGCGTATCCTTTTCTACCAGTTAAAGATTCATATCCTAATCTTACCCATTCCATCACCTGTTGTGCTCCAGAAGGAACAATTGGGTCATACAATGTGATTGTGATATCCTGCCACTCACCCTTACCTTGCAATTTGCGGTAAGTGTTGATGTGGTCCAACTTCACAGTTTCGAAATTGATAGATGGTCTTGCCGCTGTTTTGATTAAGTAAGATTGAATACCATCAATCTCCATAATATAGCGATTCTTCATCTTCGGTTCGAAGTTGGTGAAGAACATTTCGTTAAATTCTAATACTTCTGCCATTTTGTTATTTTCTCCTTTATATACTAATAAATATTAGTTTTTGTTATTTTTTAATTATGCTGAGAACGATGCTCCAGTTGGTAAGATGTTGAAATCAATTACAATGAATTCAGCGGTCTTAGTTGGTTGTAGGAAAATCTGTCCAGCTAAAATGTTTCTATCAACTACATCCGGTGTGTTATTGGTTTCATCCATTACCACTTTGAATGCGTATAAACCTTGTCTTTGTTGGATACCCTCTAAGTAAGGTTGTACGGTGTTGATAAATTTACCTCTTGTCTGAGCGGTGTTTTGTTCGAACACTAAGAAACGAGATGTAGATGCTACGAACTTCTTAACAGTGATTAACAATCTTCTTACATTGATTCTATCCAATGCTGATGCTTTATCTTGCAATGTTTTCTGTCCGAATGCCACAATACCTTGTCCAGGGAAAGAAGCGATTGGGTTTACTTTGTTTTCGTATAAAGTATCTCTTTCAGAGTGTGTTAATCTATTCAATACTGAAACTGCTCCTACGATACCACCTCTATTCAAACCAGCAGGTGCGAACCATTCAGCTCCGATAGCGTCATTTGCTGCGAATACAGCTGGCATCAATACTGATGGTGGAACTGAGATTAGTTTGTTAGTGTTAGTATCAACTGTCTTAACCCAAGGGTAGTAAGTTGCTGCGTAGTTTGTATCTACTGCATTTGCCTGAGTTGTTACATCTGAAATTGATGAACCGGCTTCAGCGAAATCAGAGATGTAGAATGCATCTTGTCTAGCTTCTACAACATCGATTGCTTTAGTTACAACTGATGAGTGTAATGTTCTTACAATACCTGGAGTTACCAACATATTGATATCATACTCGTCCACATTTGAAATTGCGTTCAATGCTTTAGCGTATGCAACATATCCAGCAGCCGAAGTTGATGAACAATCAAATCCTTGTGTGTTTCCAGCGTTAATAGCGGTTCCTAAGTTAACAGGAACAGATGGAGCTTTACCATCAAATCCACCTTGGAATGCGATTGAGAATTGTCTCTTAACCATATCTGCCGAATCAGAACCACTCATAATGTAAGAAAGTTGTGAATCAAATCCGAAGTCCACATTCGAACCAGTAGATGCGTTTTGTGGAAGTGGTTTTAAGTAGTTTAAGTTATCTAACTTAACACCAGCAGTTTCGAAATCGAAACCAGCATAGTAAGTTGGAGAACCTGCGGTGTTTCCAGTAGAAGAAGTTTGATAAACTGCAGCTGGAACCAATGTTTCAGTTCCACCAACATAAATTGGGTTGGTGTATGCACCGTGTCCGAATGGTGCTGCTGATACAGGATATAAATTACTGCTCATCTCAACTCTAACATACTTTGAGTTGTTCAACCAATCACCATATTCAGTAATTTTACCATTTGCATCGATAGTCATAAATCTATCACCAATTCTTCTAGCGATAAAGTTAGGAGATGCAGGGTCTAAGTTTACATTATTAAATGTTTCTAATACTGATTTTCTCTTATCAGTATCGGAGAATGCTCTTACAGTTACTGAGAAGGTTGAATAATCAGTTCCACCATCTTCACCTGCTGCTTTAACATTAGAGATAGAAACTTTAAATCTTGTGTTTTCGTTGTTACCATATCCCAAAGTGTGGAAACGGAACAAATCACTTCTTTGACCAGAAATTAATTGTGATTTAACCCATGGAGTGTTTGCAGGTGCTGCACCAGTTGTAGAAACTGAATCACTCAACACACCACCATTATATACTTGGTCTGCTAATGCAACAGCAGATACATCTAATCCCCAACCTTGAGAATCATCGTGGTCAGCAACTGATTGAGATGCTAAGTTTTCAAACCAAGAATAAACATATCCATCCTTAGAACCAAATGCAGATTCACCAAATACATCAGTTACATCATTAACATCAGCTGGTTTGATTGATGAAGATACTTCACCAATACCACTACCACTAACAACAAATGAACCAGATGCGGTTCCGTCAGTAATAGTAAATGCACCAAAACCAACTTCCAAATCACCATTTGAAGTTGAGTTTAATGTTGTTACTAATTTATATCCAGTTGAACCAGAAACTGCGATACCGATTGGGTCTACTTGAGTATATCCAGCAGTATCCATTACTCTTACGATAGTAGCAACACCTGCTTCTCTCAAATAGTTCTGTACTGCATATTCAGTATAATAAGTTCCATCAGGTGTTCCGAAAATTTGTTCGAATTCCGATTGAGTTCTAACGATTGTAGGAACGAATGCAGGTCCTTGTTTGAAAGGTCCTACGAATGCTGCTCCAATTTCTCCGATACCCTGAGCCAAGAATGAGAGGTCATTCTCTCTTGTGAATACTCCAGGTGATACAATTCTTTCTGCCATATTATTTTTTCTCCAATAAGTTTTTTTGACTATATATCAAATACACATATAAATATAAGGAAATTTCTCAAAAGATAAATTTACTTTTTTAAAGGTATGATGTTAATAAATATAAAAAATTATTTCATTAACGATTTAATCATCTCTTTTAATTCATCAATTTGTCTTTGTTGTTCCTTAATTATATCACTTTGTTCTTTAATACCCTCAACCAACAACGGAACTACCTTATCGTAATTTACAGTTAAGTAATTTTCGCCAGATTTAGAACCAATTGGTTGTTCGTTTTCATCGAATAAAGTATCAAATGGTGCGATTGTTACAACTTCCGGTAAAACACTTTGAACTTCTTGCGCAGAAAGACCAATTTGTGTTGTAGTTTTAGTATATCCTACTGAATTTGCCAACTCATTGTTTACATAGTAGAATCCATTTAATTTAGAAATCTTATCTAATGCATTCTCAATGTTACCCAACTTAGTTTTTAATCTTTCATCGGAGTAATATGCAATAATCTCACTTTGTGCGTAAATCCAGTTGTAAGAATAAACATAATCGTAGTTTGTTCTATACATTCTAGAAGTATTGTTACCATCCCAATAGTATCCCGTATTATTACGGTCATACACAATTTGAGGTCTAATATCGTTTTCTACATATACAGTATTACCATTATACCAGTTTAAATATGTAGCGTATCCGTTACGACAATCTAAGTGAAGGTTACCATTGGTTGTCATTACAGATGCCCAACCATCAACTCTACCATTAGTTCCAACTCTTAGATATGCTCCCCAAGATGGGTTTGGTCCATGTAATGTTCCACCTCTAATTCTAAGAGCATCGCTTGATGTTGTATTAGGGTCTAAGTAGTATCCAGTATCATTTTGGTCATAGAAGATAGGTGCTCTTGCATCTCCACCAGCTCTAAATGAACTGTTTACATAGAATCCATAAGATTGAGTTGATGCCCGTTCACCTGCTGAATAATACAAGTATAAT